GGCCCGAGTTGCGTACTTCGACCCGGAACGTGAGGACCTGCTGCATCTCGATTTCGGTGAGCTTCGAGATGATCATGTTCACCACGTCGGACGAGCTGACCCCGAGGGCGTGGGCGATCCGGAGGACCTTCCGGTAGTTCTCCGCGGTGAGGACCGGGCGGCCCTTCGCGTCGCCGGCGGCAGGGGCGGGGACGGGATCCATCAGAAGCTCGACCCGAAATTACTCTTGAATTTGGGGGGCCCCGCCGGCGGCTTCGGCGTGTCATCGTCGGGCGCATCGTTCACGCCCTTGGGGGCCTGGCTCACCGACCACTGCTCGAGGCGTTCCTGGTACCGGTCCTCGAGGACGGCGAAGTCCGGATCGAGGAGCGTGATCGCGGCGAAGTTTCCGACGTAGCAATCGAGGACCTCGTTCCGCCGGCCCCCCTTCAGCACCCACGCCCAGCGGATGAAGCCCTGGGGATCCCGGCGCTGAACGCGCTTTTCGCTCGTGAGCTGATCGAAGAAGTCCTGGTTGCAGTGGGTGTTGAAGTGCATGTACCCGGGTGGGAGTGGCTGGTCAGGCTTCGCCTCGAGATTCAACCGATCATAGATCCGCCCCTTGATCGCGTCGACGGCGATCAGCGCGAATCGGGTGTTGTGCTTTTTCTCGTACTTGACGTCGATGATGAAAGGTTTCTTAAACCCGCTATCCCCCTTCGTGGCGAAGTAGCGCCGACTCTGTCGGGGTTTCACGTAGGCGTAGACGTTCTCCGCAGAGTAGCCCGAATCGATACACACGCAGTTGAGACCGTTGACGCTCCACGGCTTCAGGGGCGGGCCCTCCTCCGCCGGCCACTCCTTGGCCAGGTGACGATCGAGCTCCTCCCAGGTGCCATCGCGCTCGGGGCTCCCGATGATGATCCGACGATCGATGAACCAGTTCTCCTGGTCCTTCCCCCACCCCACGACGATGCACTCGAGGCGGTCCGGTTGAACGTCGACGAAGGCGGTGAGGACGAGCGCCTTCCGCGGGACGACCGTATAGGGTTCCAGCCTCGCGAGCAGGCTCCCCTCGTCGATCTCGTACGTCTTCTCCTCGACGAACGTCTCCCCGAGCGTCTGGTTCACGAAAACCCGGAGCGCCTCCCTCGAGCGTTTCGCCTTCACAAAGTCCTTCGCGATATCGAGCCAGCTTGAAAACGGGCTCGTCAGTTCGGAGAAATGAAACCCGGCGTGCCCGACGATCTCGGGTTTCAACGCCTTCCAGGCGCCGGCGGCGATCATGGCGATCTTGCTCTTCTCCCCGATCTGCGCCTTGCAGTTCTCGCACTCGTAGTACACCCAGCTGAGGCGCTCCGTGTCGAATTTCAGGAAGCTCGTGGCCAGGGAGGCGAACTGGGATTCGGGGGAGAAGATCAGCAGCTGCATGTGGCGGCACTCGGGGCAGGGGACGTAGAAATGCCGCTGGTCTGAAGCAAAGTATTCTTGCTCGATCCTCGAGAGCCCGCGCGTTGTCGGGGATGAGACGAGCACCATCTTCCGGTGGTGGTAGGTGTACGTCGTCGTCCGCTTCCAGGCCAGCGTCACCTGGTCCCCCTCTCTCCCGGCCGTCGGCTCATAGCCGTCGACGTCGTCCAGGAACACCCGCTGGATCGTCTTCCGGCGGAACCCGGCAGCGCTATTCGAACCGATCACATACAGGATCCCGCCGGGGAAGCGCTTGTACAGAATGTTCGAATCCTTCGATTTCGTCTGTGGGATTTTCTCGGCGAGACAGGGGGTGTCCCTGACCATCGTGTCGAAGTGGTCCTTGCTCCACTCCTTCGCGTCGTCCTTGGTGGTCTGGATGACCAGCATCGGACCGGGATCCTGGTCGATGAAGTAGCCGACGGGGTTATCGATCGCGGCGACGGTCCCCCCTGTCCTTGCGGCCTTCATGATCGTGATCTGATGGATCCGGTCGTCGGTGAGTGCGTCCATCACCTCCCTTTGATACTCGGCCGTGCCTGTTTTCCAGCGGCCGCTTTCCGCCCCGAGCTCGGCCGCCAGGTACCGGAACTGGTCTGACCACTGGCTCACGGTCAGCTTCGGTGGAGCCTTCGCCCCCCGGAAGATCGGCTCCAGGTCCTTCCACAGGTCGTAGTGTATCCTGGATCTTGGCGGGGATGACACTAACGTCCTCGAGGATCTGGCGAACGAAGGTTTCGAGGTAGGCTTCGATCTCGACACTGGAAAATTCCCGGGCGGCGCGCTTGGGGATGCCGAGGAGGATGGACCGGACAGAGTGGACGATTTGGTCGGCAACCTCGAAGAGGACCGTCTTTTCGACGACCGACCCATAGGCCTTTTTAACCCTGTACTCGAGGAGGGCCGCCTGGGCCGAGGCCTTGCGTTCCTCCGAGCGCTGCATAGAGTCCCCACCACGCCGGGCGTCGTCGCGCTGACGGTTCATGTACGCAACATACCACCGGAAGCAGGCGACGAGATCGTACTTCCCGCGGGCCACCTTCGGGAAGTCCTTCTCCTTCGCGAGGCGGTTGATCCAGCGCTCCGTCACGCCGAAGAGGTCGGCGATCTGGGAGAGCGTGACGATCCTTTTCAGAGTTCTGTTGGACATTCAGCATGTTGGCGTTTTCAGCTATCGATTCCCCGGATTCAGATCAAACAGAATGGAACTACCCAAAAAATCACCCGAACTCTAGCGGAATCGTGCACTCGTTTCGAACCCGCAATTCAAAAGTCCTGGAAGGACCCGTGAATTTCCTTCTGCGCGATCGATACCGACCATCGAGCGAGCGCGGCGATCAGTTCTCATCGTCGACGACGCGACACGTGCGCGCTTTATTGAGACCGACACCATCGTTCACCTCATCATCATCACGAGGCACTCATACGCCGCATCAATCACGAACCCCAGACAGAAGCCGGCCGCGAACCACAACCCGATGCTACCAATGAAGACGAGGAAGGCACCGTGTTCCATTGGGCTCCTCGGTAGCATCACGGCCGGGCCTGCGTTCTATTTCCCCGAACGCCTGATGAAGGAGACCTGCGCCTCCATCTCTTTGACCAGCTTGGCCCCCACGAATTCATCGAGAAGATCACGCACTTTCTTTGCTCCGAACATCTCTGCCACCGAGATCGTCCTGCGCTCAACGATCGGCTGACGCAGGATAGCGGTTCCTGCATATGTCCCCTTGGTCATTCGCCGCTTCGGTCCCTTACGCACGAATACCCCCACATGTCCGGATTCCATCGTCTGGATAAAGGCACTGCTGGCCCGCTTCCTGTGGCCCCGTACGATCATGATCGAGACGCCACTGCGGGTCTGGTTCGGATTGAACTTGATCCATGTCACCCTGCCTCCACGCGCGATGATCCGGTACTCCAACACCCCCCGCTCCGATATCCGTTTGACCCCACTGATTCGATTGGAGAGCGCCTTGTCCACCTCTGAGCGACTGATGTTCCAGAGGCGGCGGATCTCCTTGTTCGCCTGCACCTCTGCCGCCCGCCCTGTACGAGTCAATGCTCGAATGGCCGCTCTGGGAAACTCCAGAGCCAGCTCATTGAGCGGACTCACCCCTGAGAAATCAATGACGATCGCTGGAGATGCCATCGGATCCCTTTCCCTTTTTCCCCTGTTTCCTGCCGGTGTCACCGTACACCAAAGCCTTGAACTCGGGCTTCAGTTCGATATATGTTCCGTCCTCACCGGGCAGCCTCACATATTGAAACCTTCCAGTGAAGGAGCACATCTTATCGAGGTAGCGTTTAGAAGACTGCTGAGAGATCCCGACCTTCTCGGCCCCACCGTTGATAATGTCCGTTGTTTTCACCCTTCCGAGCTTCGTGATTATGTCTTCCACCCACTGTCTGAACGCTGGCTCACAAATATTGTTCTTCTCCATCTCTGCCGATTGGTACTTCCTTCTGGTTGGATCGTCGTCGCCCTCTTCTCTCCCCATCCGTCTGATCTCGCCGAGTACTTCCTTCTGTCTGTATCCCCCATTCCCACGCCCTTTCATCCATTCTTTCACATAGGCGTTTTTGTGACGTTTATCACGTCCTCTTGGGTTCAGCCTGGTGTTGTGCCCGGCACAAACGATCCTCCAATTGCCCGGAGCGTTGTTGTCGGAGTTGTTGTCGACGTGGTGGAGAATGAGCTTCCCCTTGCAGAGTGGGCCCTCGTAATAACATTTCCTTCCATCACGGTGCGCGACGAAGTCAAATGCGTCCTTGACGTCCCTGTTCGGAATCCTGGCCATGATCCTGTCAGTCTATATAATAGGAGTGGGTTAATATGCCCCTCAATTCATTACCGACTGTCTCAGTCGTTCGTATCGCTTGCGCAGACGGTCCATCTCGGCCGTCATATCCCGCCCCATCGCCTCGACGGCATTCTCCAGTGTGAATCCATTCCTGGAGCTGTAATCAAAGACCGCTTGGAGCGCGGTGACGAGCCGCTCGACTGCTTTCATCTCAGGAGGGAGATCCAGCCCGCGTCGAAGATACTGGCCCTTGAGTGCCATCAACTCCACCTGCACGGTCGTCATGGCGATCGCCGCCTCGAGGATTAGTTTCCGGGATGAGAGGGGGACGGCGTTCATTTCGGCTTTCCACATTTCCCGCAGAACACGACCCCATCAGCCTCCGTGTCGGGATAGATATGGCCCTCGATTCCTACCGGCTCCGCACTCTCGTCCTTCCCGGTGATACGCTGCCAGCCCCAGCGACTAATCGTCCCGTCATCCTCCACAACTGCGGCGAGCCTGAGACCGCAGAGTCCATCGGTGAGTGTTGCAATCATCGACAGGAGCGAGATACCCTTCGTTCCCTCCCACGGACCCAGTGTTGGGGAAAAGTCGGTTAGACCCACAATCGGTATTTCGGCCTCCAGCTTTTCGAGCATCGCTGCATCACCGGGCAGCAGCTGATTAAACTCCTTGTACTTCGGCTTGGGGCGCAGACAGTCCCACATCTCATTGACGACCATCAATATCCCGTCGGGACCGATAGTGCGTAGCCGCTCCCTGTTGGAGGTGACACGCTCAGAGGGGAAGTATGGATCGGGTTTGCCATCCCTCATTCTTAACGTTCGCGCGAGGTCGCGCCAACCGGCCACGGTCACAGCATCGTTTACTGATGTGCCAATGAGCAGGCGGGTCAAGGCGAGTCTGTTCTGCTGATCGTCCACGGCAGACAAAATTAACTCCAACTCGCGCCGGAAGATTTTTCGCATCAATCGATAACGAAACCTCTCCTGCAATGTTTTCCCTACGAATTCTATCTGGATCGAATAATGAGGCTTCATAGTCATACCTGTTTGAGGGGGAAGAGATCGCTCTCGTCCCTGTACCATATTCCCCGCCGGCCGGTAGCCGACACACTGGGTATCAGGGGTTTGATATCTGTCAGGATTAGGCCCCATCGCGGCATGTAAGGATTACCACACTCTATCTTTGCCGCGTAGCTGTCGGCCTCTGTGAGCAACCTGAATTCTCGGACCTTTGCTGTGCAGATGATCTCCCCAAATGGGAATGCCCTTCTCGGCGGTACGGGCAATGCTTCACCCGGCAAGTAGTCAAAAGCCAGACTTTGAGCGTTCGTGTCCCACTTCATCCCAGCGTGGATTGCGATCCTCCTTCCATTGAGAGAACGAAACCTGTCATGCGTCCGAGTCTCGGTCGTCTTCCAGCCGCAGGCGATCCAAGAGGCCCACGGTTGCCAGAGTGTTATGAGGGGAATTTTCACTTCTCCACTTGCGCGAACAACGACTCCTGCCCCAGCTCCCGGAGGTGTGCGATCCTGATCTTGTCTTTTGCCATCGCCCGCTGCTCCTGGTTCCAGTGCTTGAACCGCCTCGACATCAGCTTCTCAGCCGCCACCGGATCATCGACAATCTGAATCCCCTCGTGGGTCGTCATGATGAGGCGCCGGTGCACCCGGAAGGCGTAGGCCTTCGCCCGCTCGATCTCCCCCATGTCGGTCCCGTTCGCCCTGAGGCGCCGGTCGCTCGTCAGGCCGAGCCTCGAGGCGAGCGCTTTGGTGGAGAGCGGTCCGGCCTGCTCGGTGAGAATGCCGTATATCTTCTCCGGGAGGCTCATGAGGCGAACGGGAGGGGTATCGTCACCTGTTTGCCGTCGTGGTTCTTGGTCGGCCAGTGATCGGCCCGCCAGGTGTACCGGAATTCCGCATCTCGGAGAAACACGATCCCCTTCGGCGTGACCGCCACCTTGTCGATCTTCTTCCCGTTCACAATCCAGTTGATGCCGAGGAGCCCGTAGACCTCGGCGAGCTGGTGCAGGTGCCGGATGACCTCCTTGGTGAAGAAATTCCTCCCCGCGAGCGAATCCTCGTAGAAGAAGTTCGGGAGGTGCGGCGCCGCCCTCGTGCAGGCGACCATGATCTCCCCGAGAGTCATCGAGCGCTGGGCGGTCCGCTGAAACTCGAAGAGGATCACCTGGGAGAGGGATGTAATTTCAACGATCATTCCGCGTCCGCAAGGTTGTAGGCGTGCTCGGAGTGATGGAGATCCCTCCAGCGGAGGATCGACTGGAGGACACTGATGTGGCTCCGCAGCTCCCCGACGGTGCTCCGCAGCGCCTCCTCCTCCCGGGTGAGATGGTCGACCAGGCCGTCATGCAGCCGTCGGATGTTGGGGAGCTGGTGCAGCGGACACAGGAGCTGTGAAGCGATGACCAGATAGACGGGGATCCGTGACGTAGAGGAAGACTGCATCTTTGAACGCCTGGTGAAGTTTCTCCCTGGTCTCCCCTGCGACCCAGCGGACCACAATATGCCTCGGCACCCTTCCGCCGGCTTGCATCCATAGCTGGGCCAATCTCGGGAAGGGCAATGGCGTCACGGGGCCGGCGAGCTCGATCATTTCAGCCTACCGGCCTTCTTCAGGTCGTGCTTCATCAGGTAGACCGTGGAGACGTTCGCGCCGGTCTGCTTGACGATCTCCTTCGCCTTCACCCCCTTGAGGATGAGCGCCTCGATCGTTGACCTGGAAACCGAATCCCCTGGCTTCCTGGCCTTGGTGGTCCGTGATTCCGGGGGGGGGGGGCTCGGCCTCCGACTTCGGCGCCCCGTTCCGATGGGCGGTCTTCGCGTTCTCCTGGTACGTCTCCTCGAGGCCGGCGATC